GCGCCCCTCGCCGCCGCGCCGGCCGCCGCGACGGGCGCCAGCAGCGTGCCGAACCCGCCCGCCAGCGGGACCGTCGCCTCGGGCGACTACCTCGCCATCGCGGCGGCGGCCCACTCGAACGCCTCCGAGACCCCGCCGGCCGGCTACGACGAGCGGGTGGACGCCTCCAACGTGGAGATCGCCACCCTGAGCCTGGCCGGCGTCACCTCCGAGGACCCTGGGACGATCACGACCGCCACGGCCTGGTCGGCCTACACCTACCTCGTCGCCCCGCCCGCGGCGGAGGAGGGCGCCGCCACCACATGGCTCGCGGGTCGCTGGGCGTGAGCATCACGCCGCGCGCCGAGGGCACCTGGGTCATCCTCACCGCCGACGGCGCAGTCGCCATCCCCGGCACGCCCCAGGCCGGCGACCGGATGTTCGTCCTCGCGACGTGGAAGGCGTTCGGCACGACGGCCCAGATCACGAGCCCGACGGCCTGGACCGAGGTGACGGAGTTCGCGGACGGTTCCGTGGCGCCGGCCGCCAACGTCGGCTCGGTGAAGGTCGGCGCATGGTGGCGCGACTGGCAGTCCGGTGACACCCAGCCGACCATCGACTTCTCGGTGTCACCCGTCCCGGCGGCGGCCGTCATGGTCGTCTTCGCGAAGGGGCAGACGGACGCCTGGGACACCCCGGCCTCCGCGACGGCGGCGATCGCGTCGGCCGACCCGTTCACCGCCACGGCGTCCTCTGACCCAGGCATCACGGCCGGCGACCTCGTCATCGCGCTGGTCGGCATCCGGGACGACAGCGCGACGTTCGGGACGCGCACGCTGACCGCCGCCAGCGTCACCTTCGCGCCGCTCGTGGAGTACCCGGCCACCCACGCCAGCAGCACGACCAGCAACGACATCGCGGCCGACGCGATCTACGCCATAGCGGTCGCCGGCACGTCCTCGGCGGCGCCCGTCACGACCGGCGACCTGTCCGCCTCCGAGACCGGCGCCGCGCTCTGGATACGCCAGCGCATCACCGCGGGCGGCGACGACAAGCCGACCCAGATCATGCAACTGCTCGCCCACTAAGGAGCCTCGATGGCCGTCTATTCGGTGACCATGCAGAACCAGACCATCGTCGCGGATGCCACGCTCGTCTGCATCCACACCGAGTCCACGGCCAACGCCCGCGGCTCGAACATCCGCGTCCTGCGCGCGTGGATCAACCAGATCGGCACCGAGGTCTCCGACCAGCTCGGCGCCATCCTCGGGCTCAAGGTGACCGCCTTCCCGACGCTCACGTCCACGACCCCGACGCCCCACTGGTTCGGCGGGCAGGCGTCCGCCATCACGGGCGGCACGACCGGTGCCGAGAGCCTGGCCGGCACTGACGCCAGCGCCGAGGGCGCGGGCGCCGTGACGCCCGTCGTCTACGAGGGCTTCAACAACGTCGGCGGCTGGCTCTGGGTCGCCACGCCCGAGGAGCGGCTCATCGTCCCCGACGACACCGCCGTCGTCGTGAAGATCGTGGGCACCCCGGCCACGCTGACCGGCTGGTGCGCCGGGATCACCTACGAGGAGCTGTCCTGATGCTCGGCCACCATGACACCTTCCGCCTGCGCCACGGCCCCAGTGTCAGGACGTTCTCGGACGTCGAGGTCACGAAGACCGGCGACGGCCGCTACGAGCTGACAGGCACCGAGCACAAGGTCGAGGTCGCCCCAGGCCGCGGGCTCGAGGTCCGCGACGTGGTCGTGACGGTCGGCTTCCTCGAGGAGCACGTCATCCCGGAGGAGTAGGCCATGCCCGGCCTGTACCGCGGCTGGCGCAGGCGCGGGCTCACCCAGTTCCGTCGCGGCTTCGCCGTCACCGCTGAGGCGGCCCCGACCGGGACCGGGGCGCTCGCGACAGACAAGCCCCTCGTCAGCGGCACGGGCGTCATGCACCCGTCCGCCACGGGTGCGCTGCTCACCGACAAGCCACTGGTAGCGGGCGTCGGCGAGGAAGTCTTCAGCGCGACCGGCGCGCTGACGACGGACAAGCCGGCCATCGCCGGCACCGGCATCCTCCACCCGTCCGCGACGGGCGCCCTCCTGACCGACAGGCCCATCGTCGCGGGCACGGGTGCGGAGTCCTTCCCAGGCGTCGGGGCGCTGTCCACGCGAAAGCCGCTCGTGGCAGGTGTCGGCGAGGAGTCCTTCCCCGGAGTCGGCGCACTCGCGACCGACAAGCCCATCGTGGCCGGGACAGGCGTCCTCCATCCGTCGGCCACGGGCTCGCTCGTCACCGACAAGCCGCTCGTCTCCGGCACGGGCGAGGAGTCGCTCCCAGGTACCGGCGCCCTGGCCGCGCGGAAGCCGCTGGTCGCGGGCACGGGCGAGGAGTCGTTCCCCGGCGCCGGAGCCCTGACGACCCGCAAGCCGGTCGTCGCCGGCACTGGCACGCACGACTACTCCACGACCGGGACCGGCGCGCTCACGACCCGCAAGCCGTCGCTCGTCGGGACCGGCGAGGAGTCCTTCCCAGGCACGGGCTCGCTGACCGTCGACAAGCCGCTCGTCAGCGGCACGGGCGTCCTGCATCCATCGGGTGCTGGCGCACTGTCCACGGACAAGCCCATCGTCTCCGGCGAGGGCACCCACAGCGTCGTCGCCACGGGCACGGGCGCCCTGACGGTAGACAAGCCGTTGGTCTCTGGCACCGGGGCGGAGACGCTCTCGGGCACCGGGGCACTCACGACGGACAAGCCGCTGGTGGCGGGGACCGGCGAGGAGGCGTTCCCCGGAGTCGGCGCACTGGCCCTCGACAGGCCCACCGTCGCCGGCACGGGCGCGGAGTCGTTCCCCGGCTCGGGCTCCATCGTCCTCACGGTCCCGACGCTCGACGGCTCCGGCCTCGTCGTCATCTCCGGCACCGGGGCGCTCTCGACCGCCAGGCCCGTCATATCCGGGTCCGCCCTGCACGTCCAGAACGCGACCGGCACGGGCGCCGTCGCCATGCAGGCACCGACCGTCGCGGGGACGGGCATCGGCGGGACCGTGGCCGCCGGCTTCGGCGCCGGCCTTCGCCGCTACCAGCCCAGGCGGACGCCGAAGCCGGCGGCCGTCACCGGCCATGGGTCCGTCACGCTCCCCGCCGCTGCCGTCTCCGGGGCCGGCGCCCACGACTTCGACGACATCTGGTTGCACCTCTTCCCCGAGGCGTATCTGACAGGAGCGCTATGACCATGGACAACGTGCGAGAGTTCCGCGTCGCCTCGGAGACGTGGCCCGACCAGGACTTCGACATCCGCGCCAGCGGCGACGGCCTGAACTTCCGCGGCTACGCCGCCGTCTTCGACTCGCCCTCGGATGACCTGGGCGGCTTCCGCGAGACCATCGCGCCAGGCGCGTTCGCTAGGACGCTGGCCGAGCGCGGCCGCTCCGGGAGGTCGCCCATCAAGATGTTCCAGAATCACAACTGGGACATCGTGCTCGCCTCCACCTACGGCAAGGCGCCGACCCTCCGGCTCTCGGAGGACGACCGCGGCCTGCTCGTGGACGCCGACCTCCCCGACAACGAGTGGGGACGCCCCGTCCGCGACGCCGTCGTGCGCGGCGACATCAGCTCCATGAGCTTCGGCTTCAACGTCGCCGCCCGCAGCGGCGAGGAGTGGGACGCCGACCGCACGAACCGACGCCTCACCGAGCTCAAGCTCTGGGAGGTCAGCCCGGTCACGGCCTGGCCCGCCTACCCCGCCACCTCCGCCTCCGTCCGCCACCTCGCCGAGCTGGCGGGCGTGGACGACGACGGGCTCGAGGAGGCCGTCCGCGTCCTGTTCAGCGACGACATGCTGGACGACGGGCAGCACGAGCTCATCCTGCGCGCGATCAACGCGCGCTTCCACTCCCCGGTCGCCGACGCCTGGGCCGCCGAACAGCGGGCCAGGCTCATCGCGAAGAAGCCCGCCGCCTAGGCGGACTGGGTCGGAGCCACCGGTCGCCTCCCCTCGCGCGGAGGAAACGCCGGCTGGGCCATCGCCCACGTCAACACAACCACACGAACCGAAAGGAGACGTCCCAGTGGACGCCTACTCCAACGCGCTCAAGGAGCGCATCGGCTCGGCATGGGAGGCGCAGAAGGCGCTCCTGGACGCGACCCTCGAGGAAGGCCGAAGCCTGAACCCCGAGGAGCGAGAGTCCGTGGAACGCATGGACGCCGACCTCGACGCCCTGCTCGACGAGCAGAAGCGCTATGCCGAGCGAGCCAAGCTCATCGCGGCGGCCGACGCCTTCCGCGACGAGTTCGCCCCCCGCGTCGAGGCCGCCCGCGACTCGCGTCGCGAGCCCACCGACCGCGAGATGCTCCAGCGGATGCTGACGGGCGAGGCCCGCAGCTTCACGTCCAAGTTCACCCCCGTCGAGTCCCGCGCGCTCCAGTCCGAGGGCGGCTCCGCCGTCCCGACGACGTTCGCGGACCTCGTCTCCGTCTACCAGCGGACGATGGACCCGACCCTCGAGGTCGCCACCGTCATCGACACGCCGACCGGCGTCCCCGTGGTCATCCCCCGCCTGACGGCGGACGCGGCCGGCGGCGGCACCGTGACGGCCCAGGGCGGCGGCCTCACGCTCGCCGACTCGACCATCAGCAACATCACCCTGAACATCTTCAAGTACGCGAGCATCCAGCCCGTGTCCTTCGAGCTGTGGCGGGACAACGTCATCGGCCTGGAGGGCCTGCTGGCCCGCACGGGCGGGCGCCAGATCGGCATCGCCGCCGGCTCTGCCTACGCCTTCGCCAACGGCTCCACCGGCCCGAACGGCTACGTGGCCGGCGGCTCGGCTGGGCACACGGCCACCGGCACCGCGTCGGGCACGGGGTTCGACCTGTTCTTCTCGCCGGCCGACCTCGTCGACCTGTTCCACTCGGTGCAGGTCCCGTGGCGGGCGAACGGCGTCTGGATGGTCGCCAACTCGGCCATGACCAAGATCCGCAAGTTCCGCGACGCGCAGGGCATGTTCATGTACGACCCCGGCATCGCCAACGCCCCGCAGCCCACGCTGCTCGGCAAGGCCATCTACGAGAACCCCTCGATGGCGGCGGTCGCCTCGGCGACGAAGTCGGTCATCTACGGCGACTTCAGCGAGTACTACATCCGGCGCCTGCCGCTCCGGGTGGACGTCTCGACGGAGTTCCTGTGGGGCTCCGACAGCGTCGGCATCCGGATCATCTACGAGACGGACGGCGACATCACCCACCCGACGGCCATCCGGCCGCTCGTGAGCGCGAACACTTAGACCCGCCTGCCGGGGGCGTCATCCCGGCACCCACCACATGCGAAGCCCCGGTGCCCGCCCACCGGGGCTTCGTGCTACCCGACATGGCGGACAGGGAGGCGGGAACCCTTGAAGATAGCCTGGTACTCGAACGCGCCCGACACGCCCACGGGCTACGGCACGCAGACGGCCCAGGTCGTGCGGCGCCTCGCCGCCGACGGGCACGACGTCCACGTCCTGGCGAACTACGGCCACCAGTCGGCGCGACCGCGGCTCTGGGAGGGCGTCACGGTCTGGCCGCAGGGCGTCGTGCAGTACGGCCTCGACGTCCTCGACGACGAGGCGGAGATGGCCGAGGCCGAGGTCGCCATCACGCTCTACGACGTCTGGGTCATGGGGCAGGCGTTCGACCGCTGGCTCGCCAAGGACGCGCGCCGCAAGGTGCTCTCCTGGACCCCGATAGACCACTTCCCGCCGCCGCCCGACGTCATCAGGTGGGCGTC